TATAATTGTTTCTATCACGATTTTCCCACCGCCTTCAGCAATCTATTGTTTCCGTCGTCCTCCGTTATCTTGGCTACCGCTCTTGTCTCCGCAATATATACCTCTGTCTCGCCTTCGTTTCCGGAAACTTTCTTTGCATAATCCTCTAAAAACATCTGCATTTCCCTTGATTTTAGTAACTCTCTTACACCGTTTCCGTTTAAAGTAATCTTCATCTTACTCATAGCGCGCCACCATCCACTTCTGATTCCAGTCGAGAGGGATAATTTCTTCGATTCCTTGCTGCGGAAACCCTATTATCTGCCATTTCTCCCCGAAAAATTCTACAATATTGTCTTTCCAATTATGTTTGTCTCCTTTTGGTATCGCAATATTATATACAGCCTTTTTCCCGGTCAAATTTAATGTATCTAAAATTTCTGTTGTTTGCGCCGGCGCAACTAGAACATTCTCTACTTTTACCCGTTTTTCCGAGTAAACCGTATGATCAAATGCATCTTTTCCACTTTCGATCTTTTCAATCAGTGTTATTGTAATTCCCACTATTCTCGCCATACAGTTCAATCACCCCACGTCTTTGTCTTTTAAGTCCCAGTCTTGCCAATTCCGATTTTTTTATAAAGATACCGCCTCCCGGTACAAGATAGGTGCCTGACCAGTTGTATCCCAATGCGGATTGTGACTCCTGTGACAACGGCTCTGAATCTGTAGATGTCATCAATGTTCTTGCCACGACATCTACGGTTACGGATTTCACTACACTCTCAAAAAACGGTTTTTTCGAAATGATTTCGTCCAGGTCCTTTCCAACTCTGTCCGCTTCTTCTCTTAGGCAATCTGATACAATCTTCAACAATTTTTCTGCTCTGTATTCTTCCTCGTCGCATTTAAAAGGTCTCCAAAGCTCAATAAGATCACTCATTTCCGCAAATGGTTCCATCTTTTTCACCAGCCTTTTTCTCTAATGATTTGGAAGGAGTTTTTACTTCCTTCCAATCACCACCAGATAACACACTGTCAATTTCAATCACAGCTCCAGTTTTTTCATTTTTGTATTTCATTATTCCTCCACAATTCTTCCAAAGTACTCAGGGACCAAGATTCCCCAACCAAGATATACCTCCGCACGGATGTATACTTGATTGTATCCTTTTAAGTCTTTTCCCGAATTATCCGGATCTCCATACTTTATGATCTCCAGTGGAATTTCTTTCGAAAATCCCCATTTAAATGCATTTTGGAAGTCTCCTACAATCGCATGATCTTTTACAGTCGCATTGTATACCGTTTTATTTACATCCGTAGCCATTCCTCCAAGGCTTTCCGGCGATGCTCCAAAACGAAATTCTGGATACTGACGTACTCCATTCTCTTTCACCGTTGCCATGTCAGCTCCAAATGTAGTAGACAGCGCCATTCCCGTCACATCTCCATCTGCTCCTTGCACTGCTGCAATTATCGCATCCAAGTTGGCATCCGGCGTTCCTTTTGTGTAAGTAACTTTCTGTGTTACTTTTCCATCAAAGTGATTCTCTCCCACTACACTTGACGCTTCTCCAGTTCTCGGATTGATTCCATGGAATGCCGCAAGGTCAAATCCTTTTGACACTTTTTTCGCAAATCCATCATTGAATGCCGTCAAAATATTTAATTGTTCTTCCTCTGTTGCGTAAAGGAATTCGTCCGACACTCTCGCCCCATACTCGAACTTGATAGGAATGATTTTTACTGGATTAAAAGACATTCCTCCTTCTGTTTTCTTTCCATTTTCCGCTACAATGTCGATTTCATTGTCCATCGAAAAAACAAACTCCTTAAGACCATTAAATGGGATTGGAGTTTGTCCTGATAATTTTGCAAGAGAAGATTTTCCTCTCACTTTACTCATTAAATCTTTTACTAATACTGGATCAAATAAATTTCCTCTGCTTGTTGGCATATTGTTATTCTCCTTTCAGGTTATTTAACATTTTTTTCATAGCTGCTTCTTTTGTTTTCTTATTTCCATCCGGCTCTGGATTATATTCCGGATATGGATTTCCTTTTTTCAGAAATCCCGCCAAAGTTTTTGCATCTTTTCGCATATCTTCCTCAGTATCTCCCGAAATTCTTCCTGCCAGTTCATAAGGAATCCCCTCTGACATTGCAATCTGCACTTTTCGCGACTTCGTCTCATATTTTTTGATTGTTGCATCTTTTTCTATTACCTGTTCCGGAGATAAATATCCTTTGTACTTTTCCTGTACATCTTCTGGTGATAAAAAACCTTCATATTTCTTTTGTACATCTTCCGGTGATAAGAATCCTTCATATTCTTTTCTTACAGTTTCTTGTTCTCTCTTTAAACGTTCTCCAATCGCTTTGTCAAATTCTTCCTGTGTTTCAATTGCTTTAAATTCACTCATTTTTTGCTCCTTTCTGCCCACTTAACCCGGTGGTATCGGTAAAATTCTATTAAAAAAACACCCTTTCGGATGTTTCTCTAATACCTTGCTTTTTGTTTCTTCTTTTCCTTACTCATAGCACACTTCCAATGTGCCAATATAACACTGTCCAGTAGCGCAATCTCAATTTCTTCTTTCATGGATTGGTATCCAAATCCTCCATTCGTCCCAATTGCTCTTTTTTTACAGTTACTTACCGACTGTGTCAAAGATGGTTGGTTCATATGTGTAATGCTTGCTGCCGATAACGCCTGCTCAAACAATGTATTCGCGGTTATTACTTGCTTCACAGTCGGAAGCTCCGGAGCTTTCAGTCTCACATCTCTCATTTCTTCCGCGAGTACCGCTTGTCCATTTGCTCCGTCCACAACTACTATTTCCGGCTTTATCGCAACAAGATAATCTATAATCCACGCGTTACCTGCTCTTATTGGTCTGCAGTCCAACACCTCAACAAATACTTTGTTTTCGCTCGTCTTTACCGCGACTGCCATAGCCACATTTTGTCCATCGTGACTATACTTAATTCCAACAAATGCATTTCCTTTTAATACCGGTTTTACGGATGCCTTTAGCGACTCCCATTCCGTCTTGCTTATTGCCGACTTCTGATTGTATTGTAACCATAGTCCAAGCCTTTGTATGTTAAAATCAATATCATCTGTTGTAATCTCTGCACGTATCTTTCTTTCTGTAAGAATTGTGCCAAGTGACGGGTTCGCTTCGTACCACGATTCCACGTCATCCGCTGGCATTTGATGCGGAACTGACCACTCCGCCCATCCCGAATCAAATCCTCTTCCGGATAATACCGTTTCTCTGTATTTCACAAATACTGTTCCCGCCGAAACAACTGTGGGAGGTGTTCCTAACATAATTGTTTGAGGATTTTCACTGTCAGATACAACATATTTCAAAGATGTTTCCTGCGCTTCTGTGTATTCCTGCGCCTCATCAATGATCAGTACGTCATATCCTTCTCCAAGTCCTCCCGAAGATGTTCTAGTTCTGAATTCCACAACACCTCCATCTCCAGTGTATAAATGCTCTTTTCCAAATGCTTTAAACGAAGAATCTATATGAATCCCCGCTTTCTCGCACATTCTATCAAGTCTCTCCCATACCGCGTGAGACGTCGTTGCTCTGTGCGCAGTGTACAAAATTCTTTCCCCATTCTTCAATCCCCACAAGCATCTCGCAAGGACGTTTTCAGACTTTCCGTTTCTTCGTGGAATCGAATATCCGTATTTTTGATGTACCCACAGCCCCTCGTCATTTACAGCCATAATGTCGCATTGTAGCAACTGCTGCCATTCAAGTAACTCATTTCCAGTCTTTGCGTACAATTCCGCCGCTTCTTGTCCAAGTGTTTTTTCGTAAGGAAGTGTAACGGATTGAGTGGGTGTCTGGCGTCCCAGTCTTATTTCTGCCATGACATCCCTCCTGTCTTTTTTAGCTGTATCTTGCACGAACAGTATCACCCCACTGCCCAAAGGGAGATTATTGGATCACCTTTCCTTTTCTTGAAAATTTGTACAAAAATACCACTAATCATTGTGATTAGTGGTATCTACTCCGATATTTCTTCTATCATTGCATTAAACATTTGTTCTTCATTCATTTTGTCCATATAGAACAAATCTCCATCTTCAAATAGATTTTTTTTCATTTCATCTTCCGACGATGCATGTTCCAACACAAGTGCTTCTGCCCATCCAAGCCCTGTTACCATGAAAAATTCATCTTCCCCCGCTTTAAAACACTTTTGTCCCGAAACTTCCTGCGCTTGTTGATATTTTTTCCCAAATCTTCTCTCTAATGCTTCTCGTCGTTCCTCAATCTTCCTTTTCATTTCCTCTGAGATCATATCGCTTTTTTCCTCCTTTTCCCGTTGATATTTTGTAGTATGCGCCGTTATGGTGGCTTTTTTCGTTCGGGTGGTATTGCAAAATTCCATCTCCTCCAAAGTTTACTTTGAAACCTCCTCCCTTTTCAAAAAGTTTCCCTTTAAAACTTCCTCGGTTGAGAGGTTTTACATCGTATCCAGCATTTTCAAGCGATTCTTTTAAACATTCCGGCGTATACGCTTGTAGCATTTTAGGATGACTTGCTATTTTTTCCGCAAACCCTAAATTATTTTCTCTTTTTATGCGCTCTTCTTTTTCTCTTGCCTTTATTTTATCACTTTCATTCGCTTTTGACCACTTTTTTGTATGTACATTTTGTCGTTTTTCATTTCCAGGATCAAATTCTACTAAACATCTGCAATGTTTATGTCTTCGAAATACATTATTTCCAGCATCGGCTACTTTTTCGTATTCATACACCCCCGCAATCTTATCACACCACTCACAACACTTTCCTGTTGACGTTCGAATAATCTTCGGACTCAGCCCTGATTTGTATTGGAAATCTGCGTTTTCTCTTACAGTGTCATCTACTATCGTTTGCGAAAAATTTACAATCGGTCCTCCTAGCATGTAAGCGATTTCATCGAAATATTCTTTCCCCGATGTAATATCAACAATTCCTTGTACTTTATCCTCATTCAACTTCGCTCTCACAGCTTTTATCCCGATGTTTTGATTTTTATTTAAAAACATTTGCACATCTTCTGAATAATCCGCCACTTTTTCGTATAAGTATCCAAGCATTGGTCGAATAGTTCTGTTCGCTATGTTGTAATACAATTTTCCATCCGGCAGAATCGAAGAGGATAAATTATTTTTTAATGTCTTTGACAGAATTTCTCCTGCTTCAATTGCGAAATCGTGTGCCTCTTTGTAAGTCGCTACTCCATTTCGTACTTTATTCGCAAGTCCACGTAACTTCTTGCTTTTCTCAATCTCACTATCAAACTGCTTTTTTATTTTTTCATATAATTTTGGTGCTATATCCTCCAATCCTACACCTCCTAAAATCCGGCAAGATCTCTCATTTTTTCTTCATCAATATAGCCCGGAATTGCCTGATTGATTTTAATTGCTCCATCTCCATAGCTGCTCAGCGCTGCAGCGTCCGGTTCGAATACTGGTTCCCACTTCGGTTTCGTCAAATAGAATTGTCTTCTCTCATACGGAAAATCATCTCTTAAACATGCTGCAAGATATCCCACGTTCAGAAATCCTGTTCCGAATGTCCTCTGTGCTTTTCTTGCAATTAATCTCAAGTTTTCATGACTCGCTTTAATTGCTTCTGCACTTGATGGATTCTCCGTAACAAATCCAAGATCATCTAGTGTCAATCCTGTTTCTCCTGCGAACAATCCTGCAAACATTTTTAACTGCTCCGTGTGCGGACTCATGCTTTGCTGCTGAAATTGCCCGAATGTCGGTTTGTCTCCATCTTCACCTCTTGTAATCTCGATCATTGCAGACATAGACGCTCTCCACTTGTCCATCGGGTCTGCATCCGCGTCTGTTCCGACCACATATTTCTGAGGGAACGAATAAAACTCTGCTGATATTTCTGACCTCTTAACCGTTCGCATTGCGCTATTCACAATGTCCATACACGTTCTGCTTATCCTGCTGTGTCCGAATGGCCTTACCGCATCAGGACGAAAAATAATCGGTACTAGCAATGGATACGGCGCATTATTTGGAATGTCTCTGAATTTTCCTCCTTGAAAAACCCTTATATTTCCAACAGTGAAATACGCCTCTGTAATCGGATTGTCCGAATCATCTCTTTCTAGTACCGCATACCCTTCTTTCAACAGTCCAGTCCCCGCATCAATAATTCCTGTCGCATTTCCTCCGTCAATAATCTCTAACCTTGGAAATCCCTTTTCGTTTTCCGATATATACACAAAGCAACACGACGATATCAACGCAGATAGAATCGCGCTGTCAAAAAATGTGTCCGGATTATTCATCGCAAATATTTCTCCTATGTCAAAATTGTCTTCTACAAATTCTCTGAACACAATTCTATCAGCTAAGTTATCCACTGCTTTCCCGCACCACCCAAGAACTGTTTGGACGCTCCTCAAATCCGGTGGCGTTGATATTTGAAAATCTCTTATAATGTTTTTCATTTCATAGTATTTATAACGAGTTTTCACTCGTATCCTTTTGGTTGCAAGCCTGTTTTTTAAGTATTTCATTCCCTTGTATTTCGCCATTTTCATGCTCCTTTTTTATAGCGTGTGTTTTTTTTCACAGTGACGGTGTGAAGTCCATCTGTGTGTGTGTAAGGGGTGGTATGCCCCCTCTATTTCTTTTCTAGTTACCTTTGAAGTGTTTCCAATCAAATGCGTGTGGCAGCACTCGGTTGCTTAATACTTCCTCTTTCTTCACTTCATTCCTGCTAATTAGTTTGTCGCTCTTCTGTCTATTGCATGTCCAGTGCGCAAGCTGTAAGTTATCTATGTCCGATGGATGTCCACCTTTTGCAATCGGTATAATGTGATCAATGCAAGCGGAAAGTGGATGTGGATATTTTAAACCAAAGTCTACCGGTTTCCCACATATTCCACATGCAGTCTGAGTTGCATATATTTTCTTTTTATTACGTTCAAATGCTCCCCTGTGCGTTCCATCTTTGTCCGGTCTATTTCTTCCCACGTGCAACCACACTCCTTTTATCCAAATAAAAAATGACAACAGACTGCTGCCTGCTGTCACTTTCGTGTTTGTACACTTTTCGTTTTTACCATACTAGCACATTTTCCCGTGACATTGAGTGACATTTTTACAATTTATCAAAATATCTTTTATGTCGTTGCTTACAATTGTCTTCTGTGTACTTTATTTTTCTCTGCGGGAAAATTTGATTCATTTGCATAGCTACTTTATACCATGGAAGATCATCTATGTAATAAAATCTCAGCATCATTCTTAATTCGCTTTTTTCAATTTGCTGTATATATTCTTCTACTTGTGTTTGTTTCTCTAATAGATCCGTTTCTAATCGTTCCAATTGATCTATTTTCTTTATGTATGCATTTGTCTTTAGCTCAATTATCAACCGTGGTTTTCCTTCAACTTTTGTCGTTCCAAGTGACTTTCTTCCTTTCTTTCCACGGGATACTGTATCTATTACAGTTTCTTTATTGAGTTTTTCCAACGCTCTTTTATCTTTCTCTATCCTTCTTCGTAAGTCTTTTATTTCCTCTTTCATATCTGCGTACTCAATTAGTATTGTTCTGTCCATCGGCAATCACTCCCTTTAAGTTAACTCCCCATTTTATTAAGCACTGTTTCACTCCGTATTCCTTGCGTACGTCTCGCTTAAATGCAGCTCTTGCATTATTAGGAGGCTTGTTTGTTTCCATCTCATCGTAATGGCTGTTTCGTTCAATCTTTCGTTCGTCACTGGTGTGTTTTCTCTTCATATCTGATCTCCTTGTAAATTATCCTTGCTCCTTTTGCAATTATGTAGCCTGCTGCCACAAATCCACTTATGACAGTAAGAGCACTTGCTACAAAATCTAATGTTTGTAAAAAGTACAAATTATCACCTTCTTTAAATTTTTTCTAAAAATCGCGTTAGATTTCCTCGACTTATGTGTATATATAGTAGAGGAGAAATTATTTATGAGGTCGGGGCAACGGCACTTAAGACCGTGCTCCGCTGTCCTCTTTAGCCTCGGCGTTTATTATTCTTCCAGCCAATCATTTCTGAAATAGCAGAATCCAATTACACAAGCAACGATTACCACTATCCACGCCACCCAAAATACAATCAACCAGCTTTTTTCACCTTTCGTCAAACGTTCTTTTGCTTCCTCTGCTTTTTGCTCTTTATAAAAACTACTCTTGTCACTAATCGTTCCGTCCTTAAGCTTCGTGAATATAGTACCCTTATGTTTGGCTTTTGTCCCATAATAAACATCTCTTAAATGATATCCGGTGGAAATCGTATCAATGTGCTTTGTTTCCGGGATGTCTATTTTCTTGTATGGAAACTTAATTCCGCAGAACATCAATTCTTTAGAATGCTTGCTTTCAGAATCTATTTCATCCCATGTCCAGTAATGTTCAGTTCTGGTATGCGTCATTCTATTTTTTCCAGAACCTGTAGTATATGTAACAGTCCTGGTATGCATCGTATATCGTTCTTTTACTTTTTCGACATACATATACTCGCCATTTATTTCTGGATAAGTAACAGGATCTACAGCCTTAAGCTCTCCGTATACAAAAGCATTACCAACGTCAGTTCGCATACCATAGTCGAATAGTTCTTTACTTTCAATTTTTATCGCTTTGTTGTACTTTTCGTTTTTGTCTGCTATCTTATCTGATATTTTATCGGATATCCCAAGTCCTACGATGAGCAGCATTGCTATAATCGCGATGCTCGCCAGCACTTCCCGTTTTGTTATTTCAAAATCATCCCAATACATTTTTTCTATTCCTCTTTAAACAAATCTTGTGGTGCGCCTTCCGGTGCATTGTAATCCAGGTACTTATATTCTTGTTTTTCATATCCTAAAATATCTAAAAATACTCTAGTCGGAAATTTTCTCACATATCTGTTGTATTCCTTTATCTGCTTATTGTAATTGCTTCTAAACTCTGCGATCAGGTTTTCTGTAATAGCCAATTCATTCATAAGTTCTTTATAATTCACATCAGATTTTAATTCCGGATAAGCTTCGGATACTGCCGTGATTGCTGTCGTTACATTTTCGATATCTCCCGTAGAACCTCTACCGTCTACGATTTCTTTTAATGTTTCTGCTTCATGCTTATCGTACTGTTTTACGCAGTCCGCAAGGTTATAAACTAAATCTACTCTTCTCTTTTCCTGTACTTCAATATCCGACTCTGCAACGCTTACCTGCTCTTCTAACGTAAACGCCTTATTTTGCGAGCTTTGTACTCCAAATATTCCTAATACACCTAAAGAAATAACTCCTGCTAATACGATTAATGCCAATTTCCAATTCTTCATAATCATCTTTCCTCCATTCTGTTTCTTTGATTTTCTACCGGTTTGTACGGTTCTGGAAGAGGTTGCCATGCAATGACATTATAAACATTTCCGTTATCATCAAACCAAGCCCCATCCCAGCTATATTTTAATGTCGTAGCTTTTTCTGCTCCTTTAATTGTCACATTGAATTCAGGACAATGCGCATCTTCCAATTCCTTTGGAACTTCCGGCAATCCGTCCTCTACTAGAATCCACCCGTCATTCGTATCTGTCGCATCATCCATGTGCTTGCGGATGATTTCTTTTACCCAACCAACACTTACATAATCATCGCACATTCCAAATGATTCAAACTCTATTGCATGATTTTCTATCTCTTCCAAAATCTTCTCTAATACCTTCATAATCTTTACCTCTTACTCTATGTATATCTTATTTTCTAAACGATTTCATAGGTTTCTATTATCAACAGCTTCGTAGTCAAAGTCTATATTCCACCAACTTTTTTCAAAGCTGCTTATTGCAGTATTTTTACTTCTATATGTTTTAACTGCCGTATTTCCTATATCGTCAATCGACTTAAAATTAAAATTTCTTGCCAGTCCACAAAAAATTTCTGTACGGTTATTTCGCATAATTACCCATCTTTTTCTTTGTATCTTCATCACTCCACCTCCTGACACTCGTCAAATTCCGGATCAGAATCCGGAAATACGCATCTATCATCGCTACTATCGCATACGCCTAACATATGTGCAGTTCCTCCCATTCCTGCGTAATTTGTCAAAGCTCCGAATTCCTCGTTTGCTTTTTTAATTGCTTCCGTTTTATCGTTCGCTTTAACGTGCATGCTACAAACAACTGTCGCATGCCCAATCACTTCGTATTCTTTCATATCTACTCCCTCCAATCTAACCTCTGTCCGCACTCGTCGCAAAACCTCATATAACTTCTAAGTATTCCTTCGCATTTTGGACATTTCCCCACTCTGCATCCAATGGCTCCATTCACCCCGATGATAATCGGTTTCTTCGCCGTATCACGTTCTTTTAACTGCTGCACCTGCTCCGGATCCAAACCTGTATCTTCGTATTCCGCCAGTCGTTGTACAAGTTCCTCTTTCTTATTCGGAGACCAGTATCCCTCTTTTATTCCATTATTCCGCTTATGTGTTAATCTACTCATCCTCAATCCTCCTCTTCCGTATTTCTACAATCTTCTTAAATCGCTCCCTGTTCCCCATATTCCGACTATTCTGATTCACCATACAGCATACCTCTGTCCATTCTGCTGCGAATTTCTCATATTCTTCGAGGGAGTTGAATCTGTTTTTAATCAATTCTGTGT